GTAAACTCACGTCTAACCCAGCACTTGAAATACGGAATGTTGCTGATGAGGTATGCCATTATTTAGCGCGTTTACCGCCCGCCATCATGCCCTTGGACATTTTCTTGGCCGCGCCGCCCGCAGCATAGCCTTTGGACATCATGTTTCCGCCCATCATGCCCCCCGCCATCATGCCTTTGGCCATGCCGCCTTTAGCCATGCCGCCCTTGGCCATGCCGCCTTTAGCCATCATAGGAACACCCGTAGAGGTGCTCGTTGAAGAAATCATCTTGTTTGCAGGGCCGCTTTCAACAGCACCGCCGCCGCGCGAAGCAGCTCCCATTCCACGTCCAGCCATATCAAACTCCTTTTTTCATTGCACGGCCTTTAACGTCGGCCGTTTTACGTTTAACAGCACGACCCATTTTGTCGCCCATGTCAGAATCTTTCATCATCTTGCCGCCAGGCATCTTGTGCATGCCTACCGCGCCGCCTTTTTTCATTTTGCCAATGCCATCGGCCGCAAAAGCAGGCACTGATTTGCCGCCCTTTTTGACCATCTTTAGTTTCGAGGTTGCCATCATTGCTCCTTACTTTGCTTGCTGAATAAGTTGATCAATTTTTGCTTCAAGGCGGTTAAACCGCTGGTCAATGTGGTCAGTAACTCTCTGCACCTCTGTGTTAGTTGCGTAATCACGGGCAATTTCCTCTCGCGTTTTATTGAGCAGTATGTCCAGCCGCTTAAGTTCCTCAAATTTGTCTTTGAGCAAGAAACCAAGTGCGCCGGTTATGAAGGTCAGGGCAAGCGACCAGGCTGAGTTCAAGTCCATTTAGTACAGCTTTCCTTTTGTTCTGCCCCGTATGGCTATTCCATCTCCGCGCCTTGCTGCTTCGGAGAGCTTGACGGGTCCGCCTTTGGCAGGTTGTTTTACCAAGCCACCTTTTTTCATTGGCCCCGGCCTGTCGTCATAAGCATTGCGGTAAGCCTGAGACGCCGCTTGATTCTTTGGGCTGAGGGTATCAAACGTGCTGAATGGCGGGTCTTTTTCTCGGAGAGAACTGGGCGAAGGACGGTCTTCAGATACCATCTTTTTAGCTGCCGCGCCCAATGCTCTTCCCGCTGGCCCAAGCAGCTTGCCGCCTTCCAACGCAATGCCCGCCTTGCCAGCGCTCATCAGGGCATCCACAAAGGGCGTGTCACCAAACTTTTCGCGGGCGGCACGGAAGCCTTTGACCATCTCGCTTGGCTCACTGCCCTTGTCTTTTGGCTTTGAGGCGGACGCTTTGGGATAGGTGGCACCTTGGGTTGTAGTAGGCGGGCCAGATTGCCGACTTACGCTTCCAAGTTTGTCAATCCGTTTTTGCTCATCGTCCGCAGTGACTGTGCCGTATTTTTTGCCGTCGAACGTAAACGTCTTTTTGCCCTCAGCGCGAGCTTCTTTAAACGCTTCTTCAAAGGAAGATAGTTTTTTAGCCATGTCGCACTCCTAGCACTTCCATCTTGCTAAAGCAGCCGCCTTGCGGGTCGGCTTGCCTTTCTCATCTTTCATCGGCCCCGGCATCCCGCCCATGCGCGCGCAGAACGAGTCTTTGCGTGGTCCGCCCTTGGGCTGTGGGGCCTTGAGGTTGCTGCCGGTGGCTGCGTTGTACTTGGCACGGCCTTTGGCAGTCAAGCCCGCCCCCTTGGAGACGGGCAATTTCTCACCACGCCCAACCGAAAGGGAAGGGCCTTTCTTAGCCATTACTGCGCTGCTCCACCATAAAAGAACAGTGTCACGCTGGTAACTTCAACACCAGAGACATCAATAAATACTCCTGAGTCAAAGAGAATTCCTTGGTCCGGCAAAAGAATGTCAGTGGCTCCCGCCACAGCGGCGGTGGTCAGAGTTAACAATGCCGTGCTTCCAACAGTACTGCCATTCCTTAAAGTAACTGTTCCGGCCGTTGCCGTGTTTGTGAAATAGATGCCGGCTACCCTTGTACGACCGGCAATTGCATGTGCATCCACAGTCTTTGTGACTGCCTGGATATTGCTGTTGCTCATGTCCGCTCCTGGTTAGGCAGTACGTGTAAAGACGTATGCGGTGGCGCTTGAAAACATGAGGGTAAAACGGGCAAGACCCGTTGCGCCAGAGGCAACTGTCAGGTCACCAAAGGAACCCGCAGTGTCAACAGCGGCGGTAGACAGAATGCCGTTGGTGGCAACAGCAATAGTTACTGTGTTTGCGCCACCGGTATTGTCAATGTACAGGTCAAAAATCGTACCTTTGGCCGCACTTAATGCTGCTCCAAGCAACGTGCCAGTTGGCAAAGTAATAACGGTTGCGGCAGCAGATGTGGAAGTAATGTAGCCCGTAGCAACTTCAGCAGCAGTGGCTGTTGCAGTGGCATTAATTGCGGAGGTTGTAGCGTGCGTGATGCTGCCTGACCCTGCAACATTGCCGGTGACGTTGCCTGTTACGTTACCTGTTACGTTACCCGTTAACGCGCCAATAAAGCCATTGGTGGACGTGACTGGGCCGGAGAAGGTGGTTGATGCCATGGTAGATTCCTTACATGCAAGTGGAGCACATCTGTCTGCATGTCGTCAGCCGGGACTGTCAGATGTACCGGAAACCCCGGAGTGCATCCAATATACACCATTTTTATGATGCGTCAAGACCATGCCTCACATAGACCCAAAAGTTAGTAAAGCCAAGCATAAGGAGTGGTCGGCCAAACACTACCAAAAAAACAAAGACGAGGTAAAGGTCAGGTCAAGAAAAACCCGAAAACAGAAAAAGCAAGAATGGTTAGAGTTTAAACGGGGGTTGTCCTGTACCAAATGTGGGTTCTCCCACCCTGCGGTGATTGACTTCCATCACGTCGGGCCTAAAAAATACAGCGTCAACGAACTTATAGGCAACGGCAAATTTAAGACGGCCTACGAAGAAATAAAGCAGTGCGTAGCACTATGCGCCAACTGCCACCGCATACACCACTACGACGAACACGAACGAAAAAAGGGGCCGAAGCCCCCTTTAGAACCCAACACAAATTAAGCCTCTTCAGCTTCGTCTTCCGCTTCAGCTTCGTCTTCCGCTTCAGCTTCGTCTTCCGCTTCAGCTTCGTCTTTAACCAAGAGCCACTCATTGGTGTCTTCATCCAGCCAGTACCAAGCTTCGTACTCTTCGTCGTACCAGCAGTAGCACTCAGCATTTTCGTCGTAGACGTACTCTTCGTCTTCAGCAAAGCAGTCGGCGAACGCTTCAAACTCTTCGTCCTCGCCTTCGATCTCTTCAATGTCAGTGTTACCCAACGCCTGAGCAGCCTGCAAAAACTTCAGGATGGACTCGGTAGAAAACTCAAAGTAGCCGCCATTGTCAAGGTCAACAGATACAGTAAACAGCATTTTTACACTCCAAAAAAATTGTTGCAGCACCGCGCTGCAAATCATCCTATCACGCATCCCATGACAGTTTTTAGACATAAAAAAGGCCCCCGAAGGGGCCTTTTTAGCAGGGGTAAACCCGGCCGCTGTCGCTTATTAAGCGCCAGGCGAGCCAAAGATGCCGCGTGGATCGCTGAAGCCGAAGCTGTAACGCTCACGAGCCTTGTAGCGGACGTTGCCGGTGTCGAAGTCGCCCTCGAAGCCAGTCTTCATGGACACGCGTTCAAACATTTTCATGCCGTTAGGAGCGTCAGTCTTGATGAAGTACGCATCTGGATCGGTCAGGAAGTTGTTAACCACGTAGCCCTGAGGAACCATGCCCATGTTGCGGATGGCGTTGACATCGTTGTCAGCAGTACCAACGCGGAGCGTGGACTTCATGATACGGTCAGCAGTGAACATCAGCTCTTTAGGGATGATCAACTTTAGGCCTTGGACGGCGATCTTCAAGCCGCGTTCATCAGTGAACGCTGCGATGTCGATCAAAGACTGTTCCAAGGAGGTCTCGGACAAGTCAGCGGCCGTAGCCAAAGTGTTGGACAGGTTTGGACCTGACAGGGTGGGGTGGTTGGTTGCGCACAGAACAACACCGTCGCCACCGATGGAGGTGGTGAAAGCGCCGTTGAGCACAGCCGCAGCCTTGATCTGCTTGGTCTGAGCCATGGAACGAGCCAAAGCCTTGGTGTAGCGGGCAGACAAGCGGTCGTAGAGGTTATCTTCAACAGCTTCTTCTGTCAGCGAGAACGCCAAAGCAATAGTCTCGTGGGTGTAGCGAGCAGTGTAGACCTCTTGAGCTTGGTCGTATGAAACGCCCGCGCCCTCGGTCTTCACAGGAGCTTCGCCGAAGCCCGATTCCATCACCTCTTCTTCAAACGCACGGTCCGAAGTTTCGATGGCATAGATTTGGGTGTGTTGGTTCTCGTAGTTTTTGTACTCGAGTCCGAACAAAGCATTGAGACCAGGCTCAAGCTCTTTCACCAGTTGTGCACGTGAAATTGCCATTTATGTTCTCCTTATTGACCAGCAACACCTGCACTACCGTACACGTGTTCGTTGATCTTAACTACCACCACGGCGAAAGAGCCGTACTCGTTACTTGGGACGTTGTACAAGCCAACGGTCTTCAGGTTCAAAGCAGCTGTAGTAGCAAGCGTAGAAGAGTTCAGTTCCATAGTGGACACACCAGTAGTGGTGCTTCCGCCGGTACCGATCACGTCTGCATTCTTGCCCACGTCTGCAGCAACGAAGCCTGCATCACATTGGATCAGGAACAACTGGCTTGGATCGTCAATCACGTCGGCAATGATCTTGCCTGAAGTGATGTTGACAGAACCTGGATAGAAGTTCTTGAAGGTGGGCTTGCCTGTAGTGGGATCAATGTAGTTGCAACCGTTAAACACGCCTACCGCAGCAGTGTGTGTAGCAGGAAGAAACCGGGTGATAAATCCCGCTGAGAGAGCAACCAAGTCGCCTTGAAAAATTGTTCCAGCCTGGTTATCCGCAATCTCGTATCCGTACTGTTTCTGAGCACCAGTAGCGGAAAGATTGCCAATAGGTCGCAAGCCGAAAGCCTTGTCGATATTAGCCATATGAAATTTCCTTT